TTACTTGTCCCGGTATCGCTTCAGCTCTTTTCGAAGTCGGTGATTGTCCAAAAGCAAGGCGACGAAAACGACGGTCGCTAGGATAAGCGTGCTCCACTTGCCAGCGCCGATTGAAAACAGCCATGCGAGGCTCGCGCATAGAACTGCGACGCCGAGTAGTGCCGCGCGATCAATCCACCACTCACGGGAACGGGTCTTCATGGTCATTTCGCGAATTCGGGTTGCTTTGTCGACAGGCCGCGGCGCGCATACATGAGGCGGTTCGTTGCGTTGTCATCGAAGATTTCCGGGTGCGTCTGCAGGTGAAACAGCAGGCTGCTCGGAACACGGATCGCCGCCTCGATCTGGAATCGTTGGACGGCTCGTGAGATGTCAGTCGAGCTGCTGCACTGCGTAAATTTGCCGGTGGCGACCATGAGGCTACCGACGGCCGCGCCGACATACCACGATGCATAGATTCCGCCGGCCGCTAGCAGTTTCTCAGGCAAAGTCGTTGCGCCGATCAGTTCCGCAAGCGTTGCATCCTTGCCGAGCCGGTCGACTGCTGCGACGAGTGCGCCGACGCGTGTAAGCAGGGCGGTTTGGGTGCCGTACCAGCTCGACGGCACCTCGAGCCCTAGCGCTTCCATGTTTTGCTTGAAGGCTTGGTAGAACGCTGTTCCCGTGCAGGCCATAGACATTTGATTTCCCTCGGATTTCTGTATTTGAAAGCCCGGGCAGGATGCCATAGCGCGAAAGGGACTGACAACTGGTCTAGTCCGAAAAAAAAGCCCCGCACGTACGGGGCTTTTTTTGCTTATCAGCTGAATGCTGGTTCGGGGTGTCCGTAGGGGAACGGACTGAACCAGTCTTTGAGGCGCCGCCAGCGGCTGCGCTTGATGTCTTTGGTGGGCGGTACTGGGATCGAACCAGTGACCCCTGCCGTGTGAAGGCAGTGCGCTGTCCGAATATCTGACAGCGGCCTGGGCGTAATCTGGTGGAGCGCAAAGGCCTACCAAGACTAGGATGGCCAGCACTGTGCCCGTGCCGGCTGTCCGTAGGCTGCTCAACGCCCGCTTCCACACCGATGAGCGTTCGGCATCGAGTTGGCTTTCGATTTCTGCCAGCGTCTCAAGCGGGGGCAGGCCTGCCACTTCTGCGAGCAGCATGATGTCCGTCGCGGACGGCTTGCCCGCCCCCTTCTTCCACTCGCTGATACGACTCTGAGGCTTGCCGATGACTTCGGCGACTGCGCCTAGCGAACCGGCCGACGACCGCGCCTGCTCAATCAAGTCGGAAATGTTCATACGATAGCCCTTGACAATTTACGACTGCCGTAAATACAATTTACGCATGTCGTAAATTTACGTAATTCGTGAATTCGCGCAGTCTATCAGTCTGACGAGAAAGGTAAACCCCGCGCTGACGGGGCCAGATCACAACCAAGCGGGGGTAGGTGGTGCCGAAATACCAAGTTCATGCCTACACGCAGTGCGGCCACAACCGCGTTGCCGTCTTCAATGTGAGTGCCCGGGGCGTGGAGGGTGCTCGCGAAAAGGCCCGCGCTGCTCTGCGTCGGGCAGGCCGCAAGCCGGACCTCTGCACGCTGGTTCCGGTGGAAGTCTCCCGGCCTCGCAACCCGTTTCCCCTGTAGTGCGCCGCGTCGACACTCACCCTCGGATGACGCGGTGTTTTGTGGACGGCTGACCTAGCGTCCACCTTTTTCGATTAGCGCGTTCGTCGCGCATGCATGCGGAGTCGAATGACTCTGTTCAATGTGAATAGCAGTCCTAAATCAAAGGAACCGAGATGAGCAAGCAAAAGTTGACGATTCTGCAAGTGGTCCCGCGCGGTGGTATCTCGAAGCGCACTAACCAGCCGTGGGAAATCCACACGGCGCAATGCGTGCTGGAGCAGGAGACCAGCGAGGGTAAGCAAATCCTTGTCGGAACCATCAACCTGCCGAACGCGCTGAAAGACTCGCAACCCGGCGACTACCTCGCGGAGTTCGCGCTCCAACAGTCGATGGAAGGCAAGCTCGAACCGCGCATCGTCTCGCTCACTCCGTTCGGCCGACCGACCGCGAAACCGGCGGCGAACGCAAGCGCATAGCCCATCACGGGCAATCGGTCGTTCGAAGCTGGCCCGCACGAACGGCTCCCTACACCCGGGCCAGAACCTGAGAGAGAAAGAACATGAAGAAACTGTTTGCAGCAGCAGCTACGGCGGTCGCAAGCGCGGGCGCATTCGCGGCGGATGCGGGCACCCCGGCGATGGATGTGACGGCCGTCGTGAACGCGATCAACGGCATTAGCCCGAACATCGTTCTCGTCGGCACGGCGGTGCTCGCGCTGGCGGCGGTGACGTTCGGCTACCGCACGGTGCGCAGCTTCATCGGTCGCTGATCGAGCGGCACGACAGGCCCCCGGTATGCCTTGGCACGCCGGGGGTTTTTCATTGGAGGGGGTATGGCGCAAGGAATCGACGTAGTGGTGTGTGGCGCTGCTTCCGGTGCCGCCGCGTCAAGCGCTCAAGTTCCGTGCACGTTGTCGGATGGCTCGGCCGGTGTGCAGCAGGTCGCGCACCTGACGCTCGTCGGCGACGGGGCCACCGGCGATGCACCTGTCCCGGGTGGCATCGAAGCGGGCATGGCCGTGGGTAGCGCAGTGCTTCTGGTGTTGGCGATGGCGTTCGGTCTGCGCGCGCTGCGTCGCTTCGTAGATTCCGCTTCGGAGAGTTGATCGTGATTCAGTACTACATCGAATTCGCGGTGACTGTCGTCACCTTGTACACGGCCGGTCTGATATTGATGTCATGAGGCTTGCACACTTTCTGATCGTTGCTCTGCTGTTCGCCTCGTTGGCGACGGCGAATGCGGCTGGCCCGGCACCGAAGGCGCTTGTCCGTTTTGACTCGCGCGGAAATGTCGTGATGGAGCCCGGGACGACTGCCAAACCCAATGGGGCACTCGATCGCGTTGTCGAGGCTACTGGTGCGACTACACCGCTTGATCGCGTTACGGTTGAGACGGAATCGCGTGCTTCGATGCAGTTGGCGGGCGTCATTGCTGCAACTGAAGCGAAGCGTGGCCACGACGTTTTGGGCGCAGTAGCGGAAGCGACGATTAAGCATATCAACACGATCACCGGCGTGGGTGGGACGATGGCGGGCGGGGTAGCTACAGCCGCCTGCTCGGTGGGAAGTGGATTTTTGGGTATTGCCGCGTGTGCTGCACTCGGTGCTGTCATCGGTACGTCGGTACAGGTCGCGCTCGGTGGCCTAATTCGCTGGCTGTTTTCCAGCAAACCGTCATTGACGGTCACAACGTATTCGAGCGCCCCGAACGGAAAGCTTGTGCAAGGGCAAGGTGCGTTTGTTGCGAGTGACTGCGGTCGTGGGGTTGAGGCGCAGGCGTCTACCCTTGAACTGCTGCAGCGGGCTTGTATGCAGGATGTCTATAAAAGCTTTGTGGATTCGGGGCAACCGCAATGGTACTTTCAGGACCTCGGTTGCGATGAGGATTTAGCCCAGTGCACGATGCGCCGATATCCCGATGGGTTTGAGTACACGTTTGGCGCATTGTGGAGAACTGCTACCGTTTCGTGCGATACGGGGATGGCAATTTCGGGCGCATGTGTGTCGCCGGGTCCTACGGGGCCTGCCGGGCAGATTTCCGTAAAGACGGCGGTCGAGCAATTGCCTAAAAGCGAACTTGCCGCGCCGGTTAATCCTACGATTGTCGCGGCGCTGGCTAACGAGCTTTGGAAGCAGGCAAGCGCCCAGCCCGGCTATCAGGGCGTGCCATACGATCCGGCCTACCCGATTAGCGCGGACGACGTGAGCGACTGGAATCGGCAGAATCCCGGGTGGGTTCCGAACGTGGGCGAGTTTTCGTCGGTGAGTCCGGGCGGCGGATCGACAAGGCTACCGATTCCAACCGGTAATCCGGGCGCTGGAACGAGCCCTGGCACCGGTACGAACCCCGGTACTGGCACGGACCCCGGTACCGGCACGGACCCCGGCACTGGCACGAACCCCGGCACCGGCACGAACCCCGGCACCGGCACGAACCCCGGCACCGGCACGAACCCCGGCACCGGCACGAACCCCGGTACTGGCACGGACCCCGGCACCGGCACGAACCCCGGTACTGGCACAAACCCCGGCACTGGCACAAACCCCGGCACTGGCACGAACCCCGGTACTGGCACAAATCCGGGGGATGGTGGCGGCAAGCCGCTGCCGACGCCCGACGTGTGCGCTTTGCATCCCGACGCATCTGGTTGCGCACCGCTCGGTAGTGCGAATGATGTAGACGTGAAGCGCGATTCGAAGAGCGTGTCGTTGTCGCCGATCTCGATCGGCCTCAATAACGGCGTTTGCCCGCAACCCTATGAGGTCGTCGTGTTCGACGCGCGCCTGTCGTTCAGCTATCAACCGATCTGCGATTTTGCTGTGAAGTTGCGGCCACTGGTGCTGCTGCTGTCGGCGCTTGGCGCGGGTCTGATCTTCGTTATGGGGCTAATGGCATGAGCTGGGCGACCCTGCTTGTATCGCTGGTTGGTCCGATCGTCACGCGCGTACTGGTGGCGCTCGGCATCGGCTTCCTGACGGTGACCGGTATCGACTTGGCGCTGAATCAAGTGATTCAGTGGATGACTGCGAGCGTTGGCGGGCTGGCGGCCGATATCGCGAACGTGCTGGCGCTGGGTGGCGTTGGCGACGGCATCGCATACGTGCTCGGCGGCTTGTCGGCCCGCGTGTCGTTCTACCTGCTCACGTCGACAACGAAAATGGTGTTCAGCAAATGATCACGCTGATTACGGGGGTACCGGGTAGCGGCAAGACGCTGTACGCGGTGTGGCTGCTGACGAAGCTTGCGGAAGGGCGTCGCGTGCTGGTCGATGGCATTCGCGATCTTGCCGTCGAGCACGTCGAGATTGATGAACCGTGGTTGCGACAGTGGCACGTGAACGCGCAGGCTCACGATCTGATCGTCATCGATGAGGCCCAGCGTATCTACCCGCCGACGACCGCGAGCCAAAAGCCGACGCCGGACGTTGAGCAGCTGCACGTGCACCGGCATATGGGCGTTGATTTCATCATCATCACGCAGCATCCGCAGCGCATCAGCAAGACGGTGCGCGATCTCGTCGGCCGACACGTCCACGTGCGCAACCTGTTCGGCCTGAAACGCGCGATGCTGTACGAATGGGACCACTGCCATAACCCGAGTAGCTTGAAAGACGCGGTGAAGCGCCAATGGTCCTATCCGCGCGAGGTGTTCAAGCTCTATACGAGCGCCGAAGTTCACACGAAAAAGCAGGCTGTCATTCCAAAGGCGCTGTATGTCGTGCCGGTCGCGCTGGTCGTGTTCATCGTGCTGGCCGTGAAGATTTATCACAGGGCGCACGAAGGCTTCGGCACTGCACCGGCTGCAACGGCAACGGCTGCGGTCCCGGCGTCACAACCGGCGACGGCAACACGTCCAGCTGATGCAAGCAAGTCGGCTGAATGGCGAGTGGCGGGGCGCTACGCGTTGCCGGGAGCGGCCTATGTCGTGGTGGTGGCGGCGGACGGCCGGTTGCGTCCGATTCCGGCGTCTGAATTTCGCGGCGAAGGCGTGCGTTTGGTCGGTGAAGTGGACGGAAAGATGGCGAGCGGCTGGACGGGCGCTCAGGGTGGAAAAACAGAACAAAACGGGGGTGCAAGATGATGCGATGTGGTGCGCTGCTTGGCGCGTTGATGCTGTCGAGCGGGTGGGTGCATGCGGCTGGCTCGGTTCCGCCGTTGCCGACCCTGCCAGCTGACTCCAGTTTGGCCGCCGCGGCGTCTGCGCCGCCTTTGCCCGCACCGTCGCCGCTCACGCCGCTCAAGCACGTTCGCGGGACGGCGTTTGATCTGCGGTTCGTCACGGTGGCGCAGGTGGTCGACTTGATCTATCAGGACGCGATGCGCACGCCATATGTGCTCGGCCCGGATGTGTTGACCGACACACGCCTTGTGTCATTCCGCCTGGACGATCAGAGCCGCGACGTGCGCGAGGTGATGGTCGATTTCCTCGATTCGCTCGGCTTTCAGGTGGTCACCAAAAACGGCGTCGATTACGTGATGAAAAAGCCGGGCGCCGTGCTCGCGAAAGCGGATCGCGATGTGTACGTATACAAACCGCGATACCGGAAGGCCAGCGATTTACGCGAGCTGATTGAGCCGTTGATTGGCTCGCGCTCGATGCTGCCACCGGTATCCGTTGGCCCGGTTGTTGGCGAGCCTGCCGGTGCAGTACAGGTGCCGGGCGCACCGGCTGCGGTGCCGAACAGCGCGCCTGTCGCTCAACCGGTTGCGAGCGGCGTTCAGGCGCGCGGCGGTGAGCTGGTGATCGTCGGCTCGCGCGATGAGGTCGCCATGCTGCGCAAGGTGGTTCCCGAGCTGGACACTGCGCCGGGCGAGGTGGTGGTGCGCGGCTGGGCGTATGAGGTGACCAACACCGATTCAACCAATACGGCGTGGGGTATTGCGGCGAAAGTGCTGGGCGGCCAGCTTCGGATCTCGAGCGGCGACACGTCATCCGATAAGAACGCAGTGCGATTCACCGGGCCGGGCATCGATGCTGCGATATCCGCGCTCAATGCCGATTCGCGGTTCAAGGTCATCAGTTCGCCGCATGTGCGGATCGCGTCGGGTGAGCGGGTGCGGCTGAACGTCGGGCAGCAGGTGCCGACGCAATCAAGCGTGAGCTATCAAGGGTCGAGCGGCACGCCGGTTCAGTCGATCACGTATCAGGACGCCGGGTTGATTTTCGATGTCGAGCCTACGGTGATGCGCGACGCGATCGAACTGCGCGTGCATGAGGAAATCTCCGATTTCGTCCCGACGAAAACCGGCGTCGATACGTCGCCGACGAAGAATACGCGCCAGCTTCAGACCGTCACACGGCTGATGGATGGCGAGGTCGTGGTGCTGGGCGGGTTGATTCAGGACCGGAATGCGACGGCGCGTAGCGGTTACGCGTGGCTGCCGAGCTTTCTCGATGGTCGGTCAAGCTCGAAGCAGCGTACGGAGGTTCTGTTGGTCCTGCAGGTGCAGCGGATTTGATCGCGGTTGGCGGATCGATGCGATCGAGGAACGCCGATATTTGAAAGTACGCGATTGCCCCGGCCGCCAGCGCGACTGACGCGATTTTGAGTGGCGAAAGCTCGGATATGGCGAAGGCGGCTTTGGGGCTGGGCGGTACTGGTGGTGCGGTTGGCGTGGGCGCGCTGTGTGACGTATGGCCCTGCTGCGCGCGCTTCTCCTTCTCCTTGTATTCCTCGCGATACCAGTCTCGGTCGTACATGCTCATTTGTGGCCCCTCGGTTGTTTTGTGGGGGAGATTGTAAGGTGGTCGGCGCGAGGGGAGGCGTCCAGCGTCGGGAGTGTCCGGCCGGGATCGCAGCGGCGTAGGGCGGCGGCCTGAATGCGGAGTCGTGGCGGTTGTCGCGCGGCTCAGCGCGGCCAGCCGGACCGAGTAGCGGGTACTCGCGATCGCGGGTATCGAAGGCGTGGCGGGGAAACGCCCTCCCTCCTGAAAGCCCGCAGCGGACCATGCGGTTTCGGCGCGTTAGGAGAGTGCGTAGGCGGTTGCGGGCAGAGGGGTGGGGGTATGGCTGCGGGCGGCTCGCCCAGCGCAGCAGAGCGCGCCGGGCGGGCCGCGCGCAGCGCGGCCCCTAAACTTGTATCAGGGACACTTAACGGATACGGGACACGGACGCCGGCATAGATCGAGGCGGAGCAAGGACAGAAAGGCAGTTCGGAAAAAAGAAAAGCCCTGAACGCTGGCACGGTCAGGGCTTGGTGAAACAGCGCATTACAAGGGTGATTGCAATGCACGACGCAAGTATAGGCGACTTCTCGCCGTTCCGTAGAGAGTGGGTGATTCGTGGCCGGAATTTTGGCGATGGTCAGGTGGAGGTGACGGCGACACGGTTTGATCGGTACATGGGCGCGCTGTCGTTGAATGCGATGCCTAAGAAGCTGTTGCGAAATTACGGATTAGATCTGTTAACTTTTTCGAGAGGGTGTTAACTTTCTGACTTGTTTTGCCTGCCAGGAAGCGATGCCCAAAGAACTGATAGACGACGAGCTGTGGTCACTCATCGAACCTCTACTGCCGAAGCGAGCACCACGGAACCGCCGATACGCGGGGCGCAAGCCAACGCCAGACCGAGCGGTGCTGACCGGCATCGTATTCGTGCTGCGCTCGGGCATCGCTTGGAATCTGCTGCCGCAAGAAATGGGCTGCGGCTCAGGCACGGCGTGCTGGCGGCGGCTGGTTGCATGGCAAGAGGCGGGCGTCTGGCAACGCATCCACGAGGCGCTGCTGGCGGAGTTACGCCGTCGTGGCCAACTCGACATGGCACGCGCGATCGTCGACAGTTCTTCGGTCCGCGCGATGCTCGCGGGAAAAAAACCGGCCCGAACCCAACGGACCGGCGCAAGCTCGGCAGTAAGCACCACCTCATCGTCGACGCGCAAGGTATCCCGCTGGCGGTCATCTTGACTGCCGCGAATTGCAACGACATCACGCAACTCGATGCGTTGGTTGAGGCGATTCCTCCCATCCGAGGAAAACGCGGACGTCCTCTGCGCAAACCGAAGATTGTTCAGGGCGACCGGGGCTACAGTTCCGAGCCGCACCGACAGCGTCTGCGCGAACGCGGCATCACGCCCTTGCTTGCCAAAATCGGTTCGCCTCACGGCAGTGGCCTCGGTAAAACGCGCTGGCTCATCGAACGTTCCTTTGCCTGGCTTCATGCATTCAGACGGCTCAAGATTCGCTACGAACGGTACGCACACGTGCATGAGGCATTCCTCTCGCTCGCGTGCTGCCTGATTTGCTGGAACAAACTCAAAACAGCGTCCGATTAATTTCGCAACAGCTTCTAAGGCGAAGCGTGGCGAGTCTGAGAACAGCGAATCGAACCTGCTCGATGCGGCGAAGCGCGCGAAACAACAGGTGCGGCTACGGTGTAAGGCGATTGGAGCGGATCGAATGATCACGTTGACGTACCGGGAGAACATGCAGGACAAAGCCCGCCTGAAGCGCGATTTCGATGCGCTGCGCCGTCGCCTCGCGAAGCTGTCGACGTTCCAGTATGTCGCTACTCCTGAGCGCCAGAAACGGGGTGCGTGGCACCTCCATGTGGCAGTCAAGGGCCGCCAGAACTATCGAGTGCTGCGCTCGATCTGGCAAAGCATCGTAGGTGTCGGGAACGGCCAGATTAACGTCCGGAACCCGTTCAAGGAAAAGGGCCTGCGGCACAAGCTCGCGGCCTACCTGGCGAAGTACATCACGAAGAATTTCACTGAGCACGCGCTGAACGAAAAGCGGTACTGGACGAGCCGCGGCGTTGTCGTCCCCGAGGTCATGCCGATCGATCACATCACCTCGAACGACCCGGCTGAGGCATTGAAACTCGCGTTCAAGGCGGCGTTGCAGGCTGGTGCGACTCTCGATCGCTGTCAGGCATTTTGGCGGCAAGAATTAGGGGTGTTCTGGTTATCGACGCGAGAAAATTAGAATCAATATTGGTAATTATTTATTGATTCGCGCTGTGGGTTTAAACGTCGATATTATTCGGGTTCAACGGCGTGAGAGGGCTGGTGAATGACATTCGAAGAAGTAATAGACGTATACCTCGCGTCGAAAAATAATCGCAGCAGGCAACGCGATCTGTACGCATTGAAACGGCTCCGACCGTACTTTGCAGACAGAGATTTGTGCGCGCTGAAGCGGGTCGACGTGAGGCGGTACATTGCTGTGAGGCAGGCGGACGGTGTTCTTGAATCGACAATACAGCGCGAGTTGCGTGTCTTTTCTGCAGCTATCAATTTTGTGCGATTGGAATATGACCGGCCAGATTTGCCGAATCCCGTCATCAGGCTTGCTATGTCGTCCGGGGCGGCTCGGGTTCGTTGGATTAGTCGGCAGGACGCCGAGGCACTGGTGTTATGTGCTTCACGCTACGCACGTCGGCCGCATTTGCCAAACTTCATTCGACTTGCGTTGCATACCGGTTGTCGCAAAAACGAGCTGTTGAAACTCGAATGGTCGCGAGTGGATTTTGATCGAGCGGTTTTGTCGCTGGAGCCGAGTGATACGAAGAACGGCAAGCGCCGCGTCGTGCCGCTGAACGATGAAGCGATGGCGGCTTTGCGGGATCAGCGCGAATGGGTGCGGGTGACGGTGCCTCGTTCGCCGTGGGTGTTCGCGGTGGCGTCGGGCGATCGCATGACGACGATTCAGAAGGGTTTCCGCGCCGCGTGCGTTCGCGCAGGGATCGACGACTTCAGGGTGCACGACTTGCGCCACACCTTCGCCTCTTGGCTCGTCATGGCGGGCGTGTCGCTGTACGTGGTGAAGGATCTGCTCGGGCACTCGTCGATCACGGTGACGGAGCGGTACGCGCATCTGGCGCCGCACATGGGGCGCGAGGCGGTGCGGACGCTGCATGCCTAGGCCAGGGCGCTGAGAAGGGGTTTTACGTCAAATAAAGGGGGCGGAATGCTATTGGCTGTGGCACGATGTATTATAGATCGTGCCGTTATCTTCTAAAGGTTGTGCCATGAAAACGTTAGATGTGTCTCAGGCTGCTGCCGCCGCACACGCGGGCGGTGTCCTGTCCGCTGTCCTCAAGGCTGAGGGCGGTTCATTCTACGTCGAGCTGGAGACGCGGACGGCCGGAACGGCTGTGTTGGTCACGTCAAACAATCGGCGGCCGCGTGCGTTTCGGAACCCCGTCAAGGCGCTTGAGGTGATCCGCGAGCTTGGGTTGCAGTCGGGGCGTTTCTCGCTCGAAGCGTGGAGACCGGATGAGGTCGAGGTTGAGCGCTCAAGCCGTCCGGATCGTGCGGCGGCGATGAAGCAGACGCACGCGAATGCGGCGGCCTATGACAAATGGTTGCACGAGCAGGTGCAGGCGTCGATCGACGACCCGCGCCCGAGCATCGAGCATGAGGACGTGATGAAAAAGGCTCTGGCCCGCGTCGAAGCGATGAGAAAGGGGAAGCGTGCTAAGACTTAAGTGGCGGCCGATGGCCGAGGCAGACCTGTTGGGTATCTTGGAGTTTATCGGGGAGGACGATCCGGATGCTGCATTGGCCCTGGTGCATATGATTCGTGAAAAGGTGGAGGGCCTGAGGGCTCGCCCGAAGCTGTACCGAGTGGGGCGTGTATCCGGAACGAGAGAGATGGTGGTGCATCACAACTACATTGTCGTGTACAGCGTTGATACAGAGGTGGTCGAGATCCTGACCGTGAAGCATGCCCGGCAACACTGGCCAGAATGAGCGGGGGTGAGGATGTAGGTCCTATGGCGATTGAGTAGCGGCTGATTGCAGAGGTGTTTCGACTTTGCACAGGACGAGCAATCGCGGAAGCTGCTGATTCAAAAATTCGGAGTCGAGGGTATGGTGATTCCCATATTGGAAGTGTTTCGGTGTGCTAGGCCGATGCTGTTTCATACGGGGTTTCCTGCATGGCCTTTTTCGGTTTGCGGATCGGCATTTTTTATCAGATACCACGGCAGGATCTTTGCAATCACTGCTCGCCATGTGGCGGCTAATTTCGATCTGGCGCATGCGTGCTTGCAATACAACCCGGGCGTGTACGGTTTTGTGCCGCTGTCTGCTCGGTATGTATTCGCCGGTGGGGACCCCATGGATACGGATCAATACGATCTGGTTATCTTTGAGGCTGATAAATCGAAGCTGGACGCCTCATTGTTCTCGGGCTTTCCTCCTTACGAGTTGCCGGAGCTGGAGGCGCCGCCGATCTTTGATAAAGCTGCGATCTTCGTTGTGCAGGGATACCCCACACACCTTCGTCGCCTCGAATGCGAAACGGAGCTGGAGGAAATTATTTCGAGTCCAATGCTCGTGGACGCTGAATATGTGGAGCCCTGTTTGTCGCATCGAGTTCATGTTCTCCGGGTCAACTGTGCCCCACAGATCAAATCTTTCGATGGTTTGAGCGGAGCGCCGGTTTTTCAGCTCCTGCAGGACTATCCAAGACTAAGCAAGGTGTGGTTTGCCGGCATGGCGCTCCGGGCGGGATCGTCCGGTGAGCTTCGCTTTCTCGAGCGCGAGTGGATATTGAGGGCGCTGAGGCGCATCGTCACTAAGGACGTGACGCTCGCGAAGTCGTGA